ATAACTTCAACGTCAACAACAATTGCTATCGGAGATACTTCAAACTTTGGAACTTTTGAAGGAGTTTCTGTAAGTGGATCTAATCCTGGATATGTAAAAATTGGAAATGAAATAATTAAATATCAGTCTATTGGTAGTGGATTCTTAGGTACTATTACTAGGGGTATTGATTCTACCATTCCAATTGATTATAATATCAATACTTTAATATACAAGTACGAACTGAATGGTGTTTCTTTAAGAAGAATTAATAAAACTCATGACATCGATGATTTAGATATCGGACTAGATGGATATTATCTCCAAATTGATAGAACCGCAAATGGAGAAAATAGAAGTACTGATGGATTTATCGGTGCAAATGCCGCAAATGCGCCACAACTGCAATTTACCTCAGAAGCAACTTTAGGAGGTTCTAAAGTTCTGGCTACAGAAAATATCCTTTACAGCTCTGTAGTACCAACATACGACATCATTACTCCAGGATCTTCCACATCGGTTTCGGCTGTGATTAGATCTGTTTCTGGAACAAGCGCAAGTGGAAGTGAGATTTCATTCTTAGATAATGGATTTGAACCAATTCAGTTGAATTCATTAAATACGTTAAAATCTATGAGACTTGTATGTTCTAAAGAAAATGAAACTGAATATCTTAATAATTTACCAAGAAATAAATCATTTACTACAGGAATAACTTTAAGTACAACAGATTCTAATTTATCACCCATAATATTCTTAGATACTGCATTTACTGAGTTTATTTCCAATCGTTTGAACAGTCCAGTTTCTGATTATGCATCTGATGGTAGATCTAATTCTATATTGGATGATCCACACGCAGTAGTGTATGTTTCAAGATCAGTAAATTTGGTGCAACCAGCAACTTCTCTTAAAGTTATTTTATCTGCATATCGTCATGAATCTGCCGATTTTAGAGTTTTGTATAGTCTGTTTAGGCCGGACTCTTCCGAAGTTGAACAATCATTTGAACTATTCCCCGGTTATGATAATCTTAAGTCTACGGCATCCGGACTTTCGGTAGTTGATTCTTCTCTCAATAATGGAAAACCCGATTCTTTTGTAAGTTCTAGTTTAGACAATCAATTTAAAGAATATGAATTTACTGCAGATAATCTTGGATTATTTAATGGATATGTAATCAAAATCGTAATGTCTGGAACTAATCAGGCATATCCACCAAGAATAAAAGAACTTAGGACGATTGCCGTAAGATGATTAGGGTGAAGGGGCATACAAATCTTTATAGAGATGAAAATAGTGGAGCTATTGTAAATTGCGATTCTACGGCATATAATCAATATCTTAATATAATTAATAATAAAGAATCTCAAAAAAAAGAATTAGATACGATTAAACAAGATATTAATGAAATTAAATCACTATTAAAGGAGTTATTAAATGGATCCAAATGAAATTAAATTGCAGTCAGTCAATAAGTTATTCGAATATGAAAAACACTGTAGAATTATTGATGAATTGAGTTCTGAACAATTGAAAAATTTCTCAAAACTTTACTGCAAATTATATTTAAAACAGCAAGAAACTTTAGCAACTATGAGTAAGATATAAATAAATTGTAGATCTAAAAAAGATAGATGGCAGCAGTATACGTAAATAATCTAGTCATCAATTCTGGTTCCCATTTTAGTCAGACTTTTACTTTAGAAGGATCTGATAGCAATTCTCCATTAAATTTGAACAATTATGAAGTTGATGCCCAGATGAGAAAGTGGTCTGGGAGTTCTTCGGCAATAAATTTTTCGACAAGTATAATCGCACCTTCTACCTCAGGGAAAATATCTATAGGATTAACATCTGGACAAACTGTAGATTTAAAATCGGGAAGATATATTTATGATATTTTAATTATCGATCCATATGGGATAAAAAATAGAGTTATTGAGGGAATGGTTCTTGTAAGAGAGGGAGCAACTAGGTAATGTCTGACATCAAAGTAAGAGTAGGACAACAAAATGCAGTTAAAGTTATATCTAGTATTTCTGGAGCTGCTGGCGGATCTGCCATTACTGCTATTACTGCCGAAAATGTTATTGGTGGAATTGCTTCCGTAACTTCTCTCCACGTTTCCGGTATCTCTACTTTCGTAGGTGTAAGTACCTTTAATAATGATGTATATATTAATGGCGATCTTTATGTTAGAGATGATTTATTATTTGATGAATTTACTGCTCGGAATGCAAATATTACCGGAATCCTTACAGTAGGTCAATCAATTTATTATCCGTTAGGACAACCTTATGGTGTTGCATATTTTGATCCTAATGACCGATTAGTTTCTACCGGAACTACTTCATCGGCAATATCAGAAACTAACTATATACTTACAACTGACAATTCAGGAATACCAACCTGGTCCAGTGTTATAGATGGAGGAACCTATTAGTGTCTAAACCAGCAAGTAGACAAGAACTCGTAGACTATTGCCTAAGACGCCTAGGTGCCCCTGTACTGGAGATTAACCTTGCCGACGACCAAATAGATGATTTAGTAGATGATGCCCTACAGTACTTCCAGGAGAGGCACTTTGATGGCGTAGAAAGAATGTATTTGAAATATCAATTTACTCAAGATGATATTAATAGAGGAACCGCATCAAAAGGAAGTGGAGTTGGATTAGTAACTACAACAGGAACATCAACAAATATATCAGGTCTTGGAACAATTACTTCCAACTTTTATGAAACATCCAATTTTATTCAGGTTCCGGATTCTGTAATTGGAATAGAAAAAGTTTTTAAATTTGATGCTAGTTCTATCTCTAGAGGTATGTTTAGCATTAAATATCAACTATTCTTAAATGATTTATACTATTTCAATTCAATTGATTTATTACAATATTCGATGGTAAAAAGTTACCTTGAGGATATTGATTTTCTTTTGAGTACTGATAAGCAGATAAGATTTAATAAAAGACAGAATAGAATGTATCTCGATATTGACTGGGGATCTCAACAAGTTGGAACTTTCCTAATAATTGATTGTTACAGAATTTTAGATCCAAATACTTTTACTGACGTTTACAATGACAGTTTTTTAAAGAAATATCTAACTTCACTTATGAAAAAACAGTGGGGTCAGAACCTAATTAAATTCAGAGGAGTTAAATTACCGGGTGGAATTGAACTGAATGGTAGAGAACTTTATGAAGATGCTGAAAGAGAGTTGGAAGATATAAAACAAAGAATGGTACTTGAATATGAACTTCCACCTTACGATTTTATTGGATAATAATGGCACTAAATCCCTTTTTTCTTCAAGGTTCACCAAATGAGCAAAGACTTGTTCAGGAATTAATCAACGAGCAGTTGAGAATTTATGGTGTAGAAGTAATTTATATTCCTAGAAAATTTGTGAGAAGAGAAACTATACTTAGAGAGGTTTCTTCATCCAAATTCGATGATAATTTTGCACTAGAAGCATACATAAGCAATTATGAAGGATATAGTGGACAGGGAGATATTCTTACCAAGTTTGGAATGAGTTTGAAGGATGATTTGAGTCTAATCATATCCAAGGAAAGATACGAAGACTTTATTGCACCTTTTCTTGAGGGTGATAACGATGAAGAAATTGTTTTATCTTCAAGACCCAGAGAAGGAGATTTAATATACTTCCCACTAGGTCAAAGACTATTTGAAGTTAAATTTGTAGAGCACGAGCAACCATTTTACCAGTTAGGTAAATTATATGTTTACGAACTAAAATGTGAACTATTCGAATATGGGGATGAAGTTATTGATACATCTATCGATGAAATTGATACTCAAATTGAAGATGAAGGATATATAACCACACTAAATTTGATTGGACTTGGAAGAACTGCTACTGCAACAGCAGGAATTGGAAGTGGTTATATTAGGCAGATAACATTGAATAATGATGGATATGGTTATACTTCTCCACCAGTAGTAAGCATATCCTCGGCACCTTTTGGGGGGACAAATGCAGTTGGAGAAGCAATTACAGAACTGAAATCCGGTATTTATTCAATTAAACAAATAGTATTAAAAA